CAGTATGCAGAAATGATTACATTATTTAAAAAGGATATTGTAAGAAAACTATGTTATGATCTAAAACTAATGGGTCAATGTGCAATGCAAATAATTTATTCTAAAGACAGAACTAAAATTGCTCAAATAGAACATATGCCTATTGAAACATTAAGGGCAGAAAAATGTAATGAAGATGGAGATATACCAGCATACTATTATTTTAAAGATTGGTCGAAATTAAAACCAAGTGATAAGCCATTAAGAATACCAGCTTATGGAATGTCAAAAGAAAACATAGAAATATATTATGTAAAACCATATAAATCAGGCTTTTATTACTATGCACCTGTAGATTATCAAGGTGGAATACAATATGCAGAGCTTGAGGAGGAGATTAGTAACTATCATTTAAACAATATAATGAATGGTTTAAGTCCTTCAATGCTTATAAATTTTAATAATGGAACACCTAATCCACAAGAAAGAGAACTAATAGAGCAACGTATTGCACAAAAGTTTAGTGGAACAAGTAATGCAGGTAAATTTATATTATCATTTAATGACAATAAAGAAGCACAAGCAGAAATAACACCTGTTCAATTATCAGATGCTCACAATCAATACCAATTTTTAAGTGAAGATTAACAAAGTAAAGTATTAGTAGCTCATAGAGTAGTAAGTCCTATGCTTTTAGGTATAAAAGACAATACAGGTCTTGGAAACAATGCAGATGAAATAAAGACAGCATCTTTACTTATGGATAACACGGTTATAAGACCGTTTCAGGAACTTTTAATAGATTGCTTTGACAACATACTTGCTTACAATAATATAGCCTTAAACCTCTACTTTATCACGTTACAGCCATTAGAATTTACTGATGTTGACAGAAGCGTACAAACAGATGAAGAAATAGAAGAAGAAACTGGAATTAAAATGTCTACTGATCTTAAAGAAATAGACGGATTAGAAGTTTACGAAACTAAAGAAGAAGCAGAAAGACAAGCTGAAAAAATGGGATGTTCTGGTCATCACGAACACAAAGAAGGAGATAAGGTTTGGTATATGCCTTGTGAATCACACGATGAAATAGATTTAAAAAAACCTTGTCAGGCTGGATATGAACAATATGGAATGAAAGTTAAGAACGGTAGATTAGTACCTAATTGTATTCCGATTAAAATGTCAGACGAACAAGGCGAAGTAATTTTAGAACATTTAAAGGGCGAAGTAATAAATGATGAGTGGGCTATTACTGACGTCAGAGATGTTGATGAAGAAAATGTTTCAAATGATGAATGGGTTAATGCAAGTATAGTAAATAAAGAAACAACTTTAGGAAAAATAAAAAAATTAGTTGGTTTAGCAGATGAGATAAAATCTAAAAAAAAGGGGAGTTCATATAGTGATTTAGATTCTAAAAATTATAAAATAAGATATCAATACTATAAAAAATCAAGTGCAAAGTCTATACAAAAAGATGCAGACGGTAAAAGAAAAAGCACATATAAAACAAGAAAGTTTTGTGAAAAAATGATGCAATTATCTAAAAGTGGTGTTGTATATACAATAGAAGATATTGATAAAGCAAGTAGAGCTGGAGTAAATGGGGATTTTGCTCCTAAAGGGAAAAAAACTTATGATTTATTTAAGTACAAAGGAGGGTGTTATTGTAGACACGCTTTTAAACAAATTTTGTATCGTAGAAAAAAAGGTGCAGATGTAAGCGAAAACCTAAAAAATTATAGAAGAACTGGAGATATACCTTCTACATATAAACGTAATCCGTGGGGAAGTAAAGAAGCTAAAAAAGCAACATTTGATTTACCTAATCACGGCTCATTAAAATATACTTACTAATGGCAACAGCATTATTCATAAACAGAACTGATTTAGTTAGAAATTCCATAATAGATGGCAACGTAGATACTGATAAATTTATACAGTTTATCAAGATAGCTCAAGAAATAGATATACAAAACTATACAGGTACAGACTTATATAATAAAATATCTACATTAATTGCTAATGGAGAAATTGATGACGTAGCTAATGCTAAATACAAAACATTATTAAACACATATTTACAACCAATGTTAATATGGGCAGCACAAGTATATTATATTCCATTTGCAAGTTATGCTATAAAAAATGGTGGTGTATTTAAACATAGATCAGAAACAAGCGAAACAGTAAGTAAGAACGAAGTAGATTATTTAGTAGATAAAGCTCGTGAATTTATGGAATATTATTCGAGACGTTTTATTGATTTTATGTCATTTAATCAATCAGATTATCCCGAATACACAAGTAATACAAATGACGACATTTATCCTGACTATGATGCATTATTTAATGGCTGGGTATTATGAGATATAAACCAAAACAAAAAAATATAGAAAAACTGAAAACGTTTTTAAAGAAACAAGAAATAAAAAATAAAAAATATGGCAAGTCTATTTAACACAAGAATATCAGATACTTATTCAGGTTTAATCAAAACTATTGATAATGCCGCTTTAACTTCAAGTTTAAAAGAGCTAACAGACGGTTCGGGATTAGCAAGTGGGGTATTTATGAATACAGCAGGAGATTTTAAAGTTACTGCTATATTAGAATTTGGCTCTTTAAAAGATACAGGCGAAAATATAATTATTAGCAAGTTTGTAGATGCTGCAGATGGCGTTTTAAACAACGATAACGATACCTCTATACCAACGACTGCTGCTATTATAGATTATGTACAAGGTCACGTTACATTGCAAGATTTAGACTTTGAAGGAGATACTGGTAATGGTTCTGTAGATTTAGATAGCCAATTATTAGACATTGCAGGAACTGCAAACGAAATAACAACAGTAGCATTAAATCAAAAACTTACTATTTCTTTAAATTCAAGTGGTGTTGTTTTACCTAATGGTTCAACAGCCACAACACAAACAGCAGGAGATAATTCAACAAAAATAGCTACAACATCTTATGTTGATACTTTAGATGCAGCATCTGATTTAGACTTTAGTGGAGATAGTGGAACAGGAGATGTAAACCTAAACACTCAAACATTTGCAATAACAGGTACTACAAACCAAATAACAACTACAGCTTCGGGTCAAGGATTAAGTTTAAGTTTACCTGCAACAGTACATAGAGACTTACAAGGAAACGTAACGGGTAACGTTACAGGAGACTTAACAGGTAATGTAACTGCAACATCTGTATTAGCTAATGGTGTTACTGCAACAACACAAGCATCAAGTGACGATTCAACAAAAGTAGCGACAACTGCTTATGTAAAAGGTTTAAACAATGCAAGTGATTTAGATTTTACAACAGATTCAGGAAGTGGTGCAGTAGTTTTAAATTCACAAACATTTAGTGTTTTAGGAACAACAAATGAAATAGAAACATCAGGTTCTGGTCAAGCAGTAACAATAGGTTTACCAAGTACAGTAAATGTAAATGTAACTGGTAATCTTACAGGGAATGTTACTGGAAACGTGACAGGGAATGTTACTGGAAATGTAACTGGAAATTTAACAGGAAACGCAGATACAGCTACAGCTTGGGAAACTGCAAGGGATTTATCTTTAACAGGTCAAGCGACAGGTACAATATCAAGTGTAGACGGAACGGGAAATGTAAGTGGTGCAGTAACGTTAGACAATAATTCAGTAACAAGTAAAGTATTAACAGGATTAACTTCTCCTTCTGCAAGTTCTGTTTTAGCAACAGATACAATAGTTGAAGGATTTGGTAAACTACAATCACAAGTAAACGGTTTAGCAGGTGGTTTAAGATTTATGGGTTCTTGGGATGCAGATACTAATTCTCCAGTATTAAGTTCTGGGGGTGGAGAAGCTGCAAACGGAACAACAACTTCAACAACAGCAAATAAATTAGTAGATAGTTCGGCAAGTTTTACAAGTACAGTAACGGTAGGAGATCAAGTAGTAAATCAAGTAGACGGACAAACTGCATTAGTATCAAACGTAGATAGTGATACAACACTTTCTTTAAGTGCAGACATAATGTTAACAGGAGAAGCCTATACAATAGACAATAGTCCTTTTATAACACAAGGTCATTATTATGTTGTAAGTGTTGGAGGTACTACTACATTAAATGGTGTTTCTAACTGGACTGTAGGAGACTGGGTTATAGCAGGTGCAAACAATCAATGGACTAAATTAGATCATTCACAAGTAGACGGAACAGGAACAACAGGTAACTTAACTAAATGGTCATCAACAAGTGTAATATCAGATTCAATAGTTTCAGAATCAGGAACAGCAATTACAGTAGATGGTTCTTTGGCAACAAATAGTTTTTTAAGTTCAACAGGTAACTTTGCAGTAAATACAGATAAATTTACAGTAGCTGCTTCAAGTGGAAATACTGCCTTTACAGGAGATTTAGCAATAAACACAAATAAGTTTACAGTAAATGCTACAAGTGGAAATACAACAATAGCAGGAGATTTAAGTGTAACAGGCGGAGATTTAACTTTAGGTACAGATTCAATAGCTTCAAATATTAATGGAGTTGGAGATGTTTTAGGTATTAATGTAGATAGCAATACAGGTGGTGGTGCAAGTGCTAATATTCAATTAAAAACAGCAGGTACTACACAACTTACAATTAATAATTCATCAGCAACTGTTGCAGGAGATGTTGATGTCAACGGAATATTAAAAGTAGATTCAACAAATCCTATTTTTTTATTAAATGAAAGTGACCAAAGTGCTGACAATAGAATATGGGGGCTTCAAGGAT